AAAGCAATTTCAGAAATAATAACTAAAATAGGGGCTAAAGAAGAAACACCCTTAATAGAAAAAGAACTAGGAAGAGAGCTTAGAAATAAACCTAAAACACCAAATAGAAGAAAAAGAGCTATAAAAGATGTAGGTAAGATGGCTGTAGAATTACTTAGGGATAGAAAACCTAGACGAGGTAAAATGGGTGGCGGTAAAGTCCATTCTTCTAAGTATACTTCTGGTAATAAACGCTATGCAAATGGTGGTAAAATATATCCAATAGTAGGGAAATAGTATGGCTAAGAAATCAGCCATAAATATATGCTCTAATAGAAAAAAAATGATGTATGGTGGTGGAACCAAACTATACGTTACAGAAAATAAAAGATATGGTGGAGGAATACCTAATCCTCGTCTACCAGACCCTATAGGTTAAATATTAAATGTTATTACCTGAAAAGAAAAAATCGAAAGAACTCACCGAGAAACAACAAGGTTTCTTAGACGCATACTTTGCAGAGGGTGAGAAAACCTTTGGGAACATTACCCAAAGTCTATTACATGCAGGCTATTCAGAGACCTCAAGGTCTTCAGTGTCAAAGGCTATGCGACCTCACATAATAGAAAGAGCAAAAGAGTTGTTAGCAACGACAACAGCCAATGCAGTAGGACAAATAAAAAATGCACTATCTGGTGATAACGATGAGCCTATCGCCAGACAAAAACTACGATTTGAAGCAGCAACAGACATCTTAGACAGATGTGGTATATCTAAACGACAAGAAATTGTATCTGAGAATAAACATGTACATGCTGTCGTATTGCTACCTGCTAAGAAGGCAGAAGCTATAGATTTATCAGATGTTGAGGCTGAAGTTGTCGGAAGGTAAGAAAAGAGGAAGACCTAAGCTCAAGGCAGGAGAGAAAGGTAGATATAACCTTTCAGCAAAAGAAAAAGCTCGTAGAGCTACTATGGCACAGATTCGCTATAGAGATAAAAAGATAAAAAAGCATACGAACCAACTAAAGAGGCAGAAGCAATTAAAGAAAGAGAAGATAGAGAAGTTCAAGACACTGGACAAGGGTCTTCAGGGAAAGGGTGCGATAACGGAGGATGTCCTTGCGGATGCACCAACTGCGGTGAAGGAACTTGTTGCGGACAGGGAAGTTGCGTTCAATCCGAATCAGGGTCCTCAGACTGAGTTCCTAGCAGCTCCTGAAAGAGATGTTCTTTATGGAGGTGCAGCAGGTGGAGGTAAATCTTACGCTTTACTTGCAGATGCATTACGATATGCCCACAACCCAAATCATAGAGGGTTGCTTCTTAGAAGAACATTGGGCGAACTAACAGAGCTTATAGATAAAAGTAGGCAATTATATATGAAGGCTTTCCCAGAAGCCGTTTTTAGAGAAAGTAAATCGACATGGATATTTCCATCTGGGGCTACGATTTTATTTTCATATTTGGATAGAGATACAGATGTTACAAGATATCAAGGACAAAGTTTTAACTGGATTGCAATCGATGAAATCACGCATTACCCAACTCCTTACGTTTGGGAATACCTTCGTTCAAGACTGCGTACAACGGATCAAAGCATTATACCTTACATGCGTTGCACTGCTAACCCAGGCGGAGTCGGTGGTTGGTGGATTAAAAAAATGTATATTGACCCTTCCGAGTCAAATACTCCTTTTTGGGCTAGGGATGTGGAATCGAATCGTATCTTACGTTATGGGTCTAGTAACGAAGAAAAAGCAGGAAAACCCCTCTTCCAGCGAAGATTCATCCCAGCAAGATTAACGGACAATCCATATTTGATGGCTTCAGGGGAATACGAAGCCATGCTGAACTCTCTACCAGAGGTAGAACGTAGAAGATTATTAGAAGGAGACTGGGATGTCACGGATGGTGCAGCGTTTGCTGAGTTTGATAGGAGTAGACATGTGGTTGAGCCTTTCGAGATTCCTCGTTCTTGGGCTCGTATTAGGGCTGCAGACTATGGTTACTCTAGCCCTTCTTGTGTACTTTGGGGTGCAATCGATTTTGATGGTAATCTTTGGATATATAGAGAATTATACGGCAAGGGATTCACAGGGGAGCAATTAGCTGAAAGAATACTTGAGCTTGAATATGATGATCCCACAATCCAGACGGCTGTTTTGGATGAGTCCTGTTTTAGCCGAACTGGTCATGGGCTTAGTATTGCTGAGTCTATGAATAGGTTGAATTTAAGATTTATGGCTTCTAACCGAGATAGGTTAGCAGGCAAGATAGAGATGCATAAACGATTAGGCGATAATGATATGGGAGACCCACGTTTACGTATCTTTAATAATTGTACGCATTTGATTAGAACGCTACCTACACTACCTCTAAGCAAAACAAACCCAGAGGATGTAGATACAAAAGCAGATGATCATGCTTACGATGCATTGAGGTATATGTGTATGACAAGATTAGTGAACAGTCCTTACTATCATCCTAAGTTTAGAAAACCTAGAGAGTTTGATAGGTATGTTCCTAATGATCCTATATTTGGGTATTAAAAATGGCAGCTAAAAGACCAACAGATTTTTACAAAGTATGGCAGTGGTATAAAGAGCCACAAAACCCTTCTATTAAAGGAATACCTGTTGCTCAAAATTTGGAGCAATTATCAGAAATAGAAAGCACAAAACAATTTTTAGAAAAAATAGATAGAGTATCTTTTAAAGGAAGTATTGCTGCTATACCTATGAATGAAGAAATGTCAAGTAATGTATTTAAGCTACTTAAAATTTTAGAAGAAACTAAAAAAATAGATCGTTTTGCTTATACTTATTTTCTTACTCAACTTACTACAGGGGCTAGAATAGGTGATTTAGCTAAAGCAACTAGAGAAGATAGACCTAAATTAAAAATTAAAGGTGTAAGAATTTCCGATATAGATTTTGGTAATGGTATAATAGAATTAGAAACTACTAAAAAAAATAGACCTAGAATTGTAAAAATGATTCCTACATTAGCTGAAGAACTTAAATTACATATAGATACATATGGATTAAAAGATGATGATTATTTGTTTTTTGATAAAATAAATGGTGAAGAATGGGAAAAATCACATAAAAAAAATACTAATCATAGAGCAAATAGAACAATAAATTCTAAAGGATCAAATAATACGTTTCTTAGTAAGACTTTAAGACAGGCATATTTTAATGCTTTTAATGAGCAAGCTCCAAAAGGTTTTGGTACACATGAGTTTAGACGAGGTTGGTTTACACTTTTAGCAGGTATTCGTGATGCTAGATTTTTAGCCATAAATGAACTAGGAGTATCACAGCTTGGAGGTCATATGGACCCTGATGAAAGAAAAGCGTATGTAAAAGCAATTACTAGAACAGGGGAAGGTATTACAGATGTAAATTTTGGTAAATCTCCTTTACTTAAAGAAATTTTAATTGAAACAGACCATATGATGAAACAAATGGCTGCTATATCTACAGGATATAGTAATTGGAATTTACATAGACCCACTACTAGCTCAGGTAGAAAAAGATATCCTAAAAAAGCTGATCCTAGCTACGTTACTTTAAAAGCTCAAAACTTTAATGAATTAGAAGGGGCTGTTAGAAAAATATTAGGTGGTAGTTCTTCGTTTATAGGAACTGATGCAGACATTGAAGAAGCAGGTAGGCTTTTTCCTGATATGCCTAGAACAGACGTTGATAAAAAGCTTGCTCAAGCGGCAGCAAAAGGATGGGCACAGTATGGTTTTGCTAAACAGGCGGTAGATAAAAAAAGAATAAAAATAGCAGAAGAATTTATAAATCTTGAAAATAATCGTTTAGTTAAATTTAATAATAAACTAACACCAAATATAATGTCTGGTATAGTTGAAGATTTATTTGAAAGTAAATTTAATCCTGCCTTTTTTGATATTGCTTCTGAAAAAATAGATGAATTAGTAAGAATGGGTATCGGTTTTGAATATCCTGCTACACATTTGCTAGACCCTTTACTTTCAGATAAACCTATTGCTCCAAAAATTCCTAAAGGGTCTATTGTAGGGGGTAAACTACCTATACAAGGTGCTGGTATGTATTTTGATGATGCAGGTTTAGCCGATTTAGTTACTGTAGGTAATCGATTAGATCATGCTAGAAAACCTATGATTAAATTAAACCCCAATGTATTAAGAAGTATATTATATAAAATTTTAGATGAAAGTTTTGCTCAACAAATGTCTCATAAGCTTATGGCTTCTACACAGCATTTTGATTTAGGCGTTGATGATTATAATACACGTGCTGAAGTTAGGCAAAGAGTTATTTGGAACGCCTTAGATAAATACGAAGAAAAATTTTCTAATTTAAGTTCAAGAAATATTGTACATAATATTGAACAAGATAATAGTCTTTCTAGAGTTATAGCTCAAATAAAAAACAGTACATCTAATGCTTTAATGAGAGCTGAGTATAGTTATTTAACAGCAGATGAATTAAAAAGAATTGTTGATAATTATCCAGATGTATTTCCTAAAGATACTTCAAAAATATTAGATCATTATAAAAAATATAAGTCGCCAATAAATCAAGAATTTATATATCGTGCTCGTTTAGAGCCTTATTTAAAATATTTATCTGAACAAGGTGTTTTACCTGAACATACTTTTACTGCAGGCGTTAAAGAAGATTATAGAGAATTATGGAGACATCCTCTTAGAGCACAAGTAAATTTACTAGCTCCTGCAGATTTTACTAGTAGAAGATTTACAAACAGAGCACAAATTCCTTGGGTGTATGATTTAAGAACAAGATTATTTGATACAGAATTTGGTACAATGGGTTTTGCAACTCCTGAAAGAACTTCTAGTGCTCATATTCTGCCTAGTTTTGATTGGCAAAAATTAAATCTTACAATAGGTAAAGGTGCTATAGATGTAGAGACAAAACAGCCTGTAAAAGAAACAAATGTAAATAAAGCTGTTGAAAAGTTAAATAAATATGGTGGAACAATTAATAAAACAAAATGGGGTTTGGCTGCTGGGGCAGTTGCAGCAGAAGGTGCAATAAAAGGTCTACTTAATATGGGTTTACTTGCAAACCCTGTTGTTGGGGGTGCTGTAAAAACGGCTGGTGTAATAGGGCTTAATGTAGGTATTGAAACTGCATCTCAATTTGCTTTTGCAGATTTTGCAGGACAAGGGCAAGGATTTTATAATGATAATTTAGATAATCCTATTATATTATCTGATGGAAGTGCTATATTTCCTAATGTATCATATGATAACATGCAACAACAGTATGATCAACTTACAGATGCAGCAAAAGCTGAACTTCAACTTTTTGATTGGGATAGTCTAGGTTTAGGAGATTTAGAACAAGTAGATACAGGTATAGTTAGAAAACATGTAGAAGAACTTAAAGATTTAGGTAGAAATCTTGGCATAGCAGGGTCTGCTGTAGAAACTGTAAGTCCTGCAGGATATAATCTTGGAGTATCTGCCGCAAGAATAAAAACTACAGATATACCTGATCCAGCAACAAGGATGCAAGAAACTATAGAAGAATCAGACGAACAAGAAAGAACTGATCCTGAATTAAAACGATTTAGAGCTGCTGTAACTAAAGAAAATTTAGACAAAATAGCAAATAAAGATAGAGAAAGAGTAGAACGTTTTGAAAGGCAGTTTGGTAATACTTTTAGTGATGATGTAGACGAGACAGGTTTACGTTATGATAGTCCTCCTGAATATTGGAGAGAGGCAGGTGCCCCTAACCCTAGAGGGTATAGACCAAACGAATATGTAGAAGCAAGAGATAGATTACGAAATGTAGAAAAAGAAAAACAAAATATTATTGATGAAAGATATGGTATCGATGAAATAAAAGATACTGAGGTAGACCTCGTACCTGACTTTTTAAAAAATGAGGAAACTGAAAGACTATCTACAGAAGAGCAAGTAGGTAATTTATTTAATCAACAACCACAAGGAGAAAACAATGCCGTTAATGGGTAAATATAAGCAAGGCGACCTTGGACAAGAAAATGAATCTAAGCTTTCTAGAATGAAGAAAGAAGGCTGGGATAAAGCTTCTGTGTCTCATGGAGCTGAAACCACTGTAGATGGTGGTAACTTATCAGGCATGAATAAGAATCAAGTAGATTCTAATTTCAATGCTTTAGCTGACAAAAAGGATTATTAATTATGGCTGATTTAGGTGAACTCGTAGGTACTGACGAACAAGAAGATATCACTAATAAAGATATGGTCGGTTTGGCAGGGTATATACGAGGTAAGTATAGAGAATCTGAAGATGGTCGTCTATCAGACGAACAACGATGGCTTAAAGCTTACAAAAATTATAGAGGAACCTCAGAAGATAGTGAGGATTACAGAAAATCAGAACGATCTAAAGTTACTGTAAAGATAACTAAGGTAAAAGTATTAGCTGCTTTTGGGCAGTTAGTAGATATCTTGTTTTCACAAGGTAAAGTTCCTATTTCTGTAGAATCTACTCCTATGCCTGAAGGTGTAGAAGAATATGTTCACCTACAAACACCTATAGATCAAATAACAAACCAAACAGACCCTTATGGGTATGAAGGAGATGGTAGGGAATTACCAGCAGGAGCTACAGAAGCTACTGAACTAGAATTAGGTCCTTATGAAGATGATATGGCTCAAGCTAATTTAGCCGCAGGTCCATCTAACATGGGGGAACCACAACTATCTCCAGCCAAGGAAGCAGCTAGAAAAATGGAAAAACTTATCCATGATCAATTACTAGATGCTTCAGCAGTTTCCGAACTCAGAAAAGGAATTTTTG